GGTACTGTCTCAGTTTGAAATCTGACGCCGGAAAGAGCGCGGTGGCGCTCTAGGCCGTCCGCCCCCATAATCAGGGCATGGATCACACCGTCCGAGAAGAGATGCTGGCCCGTTGGCGCGAGATGGTCGCGCAGGACCGGGAGCACGTCGCGTTCCTGAGGGAACGGAAAGTCACCTTCACCACGAATGGCGTGGATACAACCGAACAAGACCTCGCCGAATGGGAGGCGCGGGCTGATCGTCTGGACGACCTAATCAAGCGCATTGAGGCCGAAGATGCCTAAAGGCCCTCGCGGAGAGAAGCGCCCTGGCGACGTGATCGGCGCGGCCATTATGGTCGCCAAGATCGCCACGGGCGAGGTTGAAGACGACGCGGACGAGTCCAAGGCTCACCACCGGCGCGGCGGTAAGGCTGGTGGCGCTGCCAGAGCCGCCGCCCTGTCTCCCGAGGAGCGTTCAGAGATTGCGCGAAAAGCTGCGTCATCTCGCTGGCGGAAGTAGGATTCGCCCCGGCGACCGATGTTTGCTAAGCCTGCGCTCAGCTTAACAGAGTGGCTTGGGAATGGACGAACAAAAGGTCGCGGCGGCGGCACAGAAAGTTGCGGATGTGACCCAATCAGATGTCATGGTGTTCAACGGTGATGTAACGCCTGGCTCCGCAAAGAGGCTTATCGACGTCATATGCGCCCGCAAGCGGGCCAAGCGACTTCATCTGCTATTGGTCACCAACGGGGGTGACCCGGACGCGGCATTCAAGATTGGGCGGGCGGTCCAGAACTCCTACGATCACGTAACTATGGTCATAGCGGGTTGGTGTAAGAGCGCCGGAACTCTAGTGGCCATCGCTGGGAACGACTTGGTCATTGGCGACCGGGGAGAGCTTGGCCCGCTAGACATTCAAATCGCCAAGGCCGACGAGATTATGGAGCTGGGCTCCGGGCTAGCTGTTGACCAGGCCCTGAAAACCTTGGAAACCACCGCATCGCGGATGTTCCTCAACCTGCTCGTGGGGATTCGTCGCGACACGCAGGGGATGATCACAACAAAGACGGCTGCGGACATCGCCGCTAAGATGGTTACTGGCTTGCTTGAGCCAATCTACCATCAGATCGACCCAGTAAAGATCGGCGAGAACAGCCGAGCGATGAATATTACCAAAATGTATGGGGCCCGTCTAAATACTCAGGGCGGCAATCTCAGAACTCAGAACAGCTTGGAATGGCTCGTTGGGCTCTATCCTGACCACGGTTTCGTTATTGACCGGACCGAGGCCCGCATGCTATTTACTAACGTCTCGGAACCTAACCCCGCGTTAGTAAGTTTGATCGACGCTATGGGCGAGTTCGCCCTGGCACCTTCACCTTCTAAGGACGGACCCCAAATACGATACCTCTCCACCGAGGTGGCCAATGAAGAGAAAAGCGAACCAGGAAATGCACCTGCCACAAGGCGGCGTCGCCGCGCCGCACCTGTCGTCGCCAGAGCAAGAGCGAATGGCCGCGCTGCACCAAATCATGACGGAGGAGTGGGCTGAGCGGCTCATTTTGCCCCCGGACAGTTATTTACCGACAAGCTGCCAGGCGCTAGAACCAGCCTGATCGAAGACCCCGCTCCGGCGGGGTTTTCATTGGCCCCTGACATGAACTTTTTGCTTGACACATAAGCATAAAGTTCACATGTTGGCGTTATGAACAAGCTACCCGTCGCCAAGCAGGTCCAAATCCTCTCGATGCTCTGCGAGGGCTCCTCCATGCGGTCGATCAGCCGCGTGGTGGACGTGTCGATCAACACGGTGACAAAGCTGCTGGTTGACGCTGGCGAGGCCTGTCTCGCCCTGCATGACGAGCTGGTGCGCGACGTGCCCGCCGCTCGCGTCCAGTGCGATGAAATCTGGTCGTTCTGCTACGCCAAGGCCAAGAACGTGGCCGCCGCCAAGGACGCGCCCGAAGGCGCGGGCGACGTGTGGACCTGGACGGCGCTCGACGCCGACACGAAGCTAATGATCAGCTTCTTCGTGGGCGACCGTTCGGGCGAGAGCGCCCTGATCCTGGCGGACGATCTGCGGAGCCGGGTGTCGTCAGAGCGGGTCCAGATCACCACGGACGGCCACAACGCCTATCTGCGGGCCATCGAGGAAGCCTTCGGCGCCGATGCCGACTACGCCACGCTGGAAAAGGTCTATCGGGCCGATCATGGGCCGAAGGGCCGCTACAGCCCGCCTCAGTGCATCGGAACGCGCAAGCGCGTGGTCGAGGGCGACCCGGATCAGGCTCACGTCAGCACGTCCTACGTCGAGCGGGCGAACCTCTCGATCCGGATGCAGAACCGCCGGTTCACGCGCCTGACCAACGCCTTTTCCAAGAAGTTCCAGAACCACGTTCACGCCCTGGCGCTCTACTTCGCCTTCTACAACTTCGTTCGCATCCACAAGTCGCTGAAAGTCACCCCGGCGATGGCCGCTGGCGTGACGAACAAGCTGTGGTCGATGGAGGATATCGTGGCGCTGGTCGATGCTCGTCGCCCGATCCCCGGCAAGCGCGGCCCGTACAAGAAGTCGCGGGCCTAGCCATAAGGGCCGCCGGGCGGCCTTTCCTCTCGCAAGGCCCGATCACAGCGGTCCATAATGGCTTCCTCCTGCCTTGTGGCGTTCCATCCTCGTGCCCGAACGCGCTCGTAAACCTCCAAGCAGCTCGGCCCGCTGTCTGGCGGACTCTGCATTCGAGCAAGGCCGACACCGATCATCGCCAGGACGATGAATCCTATGATGGCGTAGAAGCAGCCTTTCGGCCCATCGTCGTTCATAAGGCTAAGGTTCGCAGAGCCTGCGACAGATTTCAAACTGAGACAGTACCGGCAAGAGGTGTCGATTGACAAGATCGACGGTGCGTTACTAGCCCTACGATCCGTCAGGATCGGTCACAGGGTCGATCAGATCGGCCAGCTCCCTGAGCATCGCCGCCACATATCTCAAAGTCTCAATCGAGATCGTCATGATCCGTCTCCATCACCGCAGATGCGCGGCGATGAACCAGACAGGTCACCGCTCTGTGGCCTGTCAAAACAACCGGAGGTCAGGCCTGTATTAAACGGGATCAATCATAAGGCCGGCGATCGGGCGCTTTATCTCAGTTTCCGAGAATAGCGGAGCTAGTTCGCGCCGCTGATCGTGCGGCCCCATTCCAGCGCCAGCCGCCGGGCCTGATCGCATTCGACCAGGGCCTCGGCCCGCTCAAGATAGACCCGTTCAAGATCAGCCCAGGTCACCGGGCCGTCTTCGGGCAGGATCGGCAACCGACAGGCTGTGCTCGCCTGAACCGGCGGCTCAATCCGGGGCGGCGGCGGCGGTGCAGGCGAGCGTGTCCAGCTCGCACACCCGGCGGTCAGCGTCACGCAGCCGATCCACCCGGCCAGGATCAATCTCGACAGTCGCATCAGTGGCGGCCTCCGCTTGCACAATGGCCCGTTCGGTCACCGTGCGGGTTTCGATGATGACGCGCGTGGCCTCCGCCACGTCCGCCTGCTGTTTTTCCAGCCACACGACCTCGGTGCGGCGGTTGACGGCATCGACTTCGGCGTAATCGGCCCGCGCCTCGGCCCGCTCAAGCTGCTGCTCGTTCGACCACGGCAGCCAGTCCCACAGATCATCCCACCAGGCCGAGGCCAGGCCGATGACAACAGCGACCGCCGCCAGGGCGATCAGCCCGACCATGACCTTGCCCATCAGGGTCAAGTCCCGGACCCGGATCACAGACCCGCTCCGACCAGAATCCCGATCAGGAAGGCGATCATATAGGGGCCGATCATGAACCCCAGGACGATGGCCAGAAGGCCGAGATTGCCCAGGCGGTCCTTCATTTCGCCAGACCCAGCAAGGACTTGGCACGCGCCGTCAGGCGGCGGCGGTCTTCGATCCCGTTCGTCCCGCCGTTGATCTTGCGGGTGATGCCGACCAGGTCGTCCCGGTCGGCCAGGGCATTGAGGCCCCGCTCATCCCAATAGGCCAGCGCCACCAGGAGCCCGACCGATGGATAGGCCACCATCTCCGGGTGGCTCTCAAAATCCAGCCCCAGCCGCCGCCCGAACGAACGATAGTTGGCCCGACCTGTCAGTTGGATCGGCCCCCGGCCCTTGTACCGCCGCCCGTCTCCGGGTTCGGTGTTGCCAAGATCCTTGCGCCCTTCATAGGCCGCGCCCGAGGCGATCTCTTCCATGTACCGGAACCCGCCGCTTTCGTGGGCGCATTGCCCCATGAAGTGGGCCAGCCGCAGGTCGGAATCGAGAATTCCATATCGTCGGAAATGAACATTGGCCGACAGGGCCAGCTCACCGGCCAGGGTGGGGTTTGCGCCGAACCGGGCGAACAGGGCGCGCAGGGTCGCGCGACCGATGAGGCCGTCCTGGGTCAGGCCCAGGTTGGCCTGGAGGCGCTGGGCGTCCACAGTCATGTCAGGCTCCGTTTTGGGGAAATGGCACCGGCGCGCACGCCGTGCGCTCACGGGGTCGGTGAAGGGTCTTCGTCCGGGGCGGGCTCTGCGGCGGCCATCACGGCCCGGCCCCCGACATAGAGATTCCGCCACAGGGCGAAGGCATAGACCGCCAGGACAGAGAAGATCGCCAGCTCGGTCCGCGTGGCGGAATAGCTCTCGGTCGAGACGACCAGGGCATAGGCGTTGCACATCAGCGAGGCCAGGAGGCACGCCAGCCGAACACAGGTCGGACTGTCGACCCAGGGGCTGAGCGCCGGCTTAAGCATATTCGCCCGCAGGCCGAAGAAGATCCCGGCCAGCGCCGCCGCCGATCCGGCCAGAAAGGAGAGGATCATGGCTCCCTCCCCTGCCGATCAGCCTCGCGGCGGGCGCGGGCCTTGAGGGCCTGGAGCGCGAACGGTAGGGCCTCCCAGGAGACGACGCCGAGGATAAAGCTCACCAGGCGCGCATCGCTGTTGATGAACGGGATCAGCGCCGCCAGCGACGCGGCCAAGAAGTAGGCGCTGATCGTCCCGGTCGCCGCCGCCGCCGCCATATTGACCCCGGCCTTGATCAGCACCTGCCGGTTGACCGGCTGACCGGCCATGGCCAGGGTCGCCAGGGTGTAGACCCCATAAACCGTCGATCCGGCCAGCCCGGACCAGAAATGTTCGACCCGAACCGGATCAAGCCAGTCAGCCATGGACTATCCCCCCTCCGCCAGAACCGCCAGAAACAGCATCAGAAGCTGTTCGTGCCGAAGCCCCAGGCGCGTTTCGCCGGTCGGCTCCATGACCTCATAGGTTTCCTCGACCGTCTCGGTGACCGCCACGGCGTGCAGGAGCGGTTCTTGCAGGATGACCGGCTCACCCTTCTCATCCGTCGCAGTCACCTGGCGCAGGACCGGCTGCCCCGCCTCATCAACGACCGGCACCAGGTCAAAGACCGGCTCCTCCGCGCGCTCCTCGACGATCCGCTGGACCGCCACACCGTCTTCGACGACGATGATCTCCTGCGCGCGCGTCCGTTGCTCCAGGACCGGCCGCTCAACCGTCCGGGTCCGTGTCACCGGCACCAGGACCGCGTCTTCGCAGAACAGACCCCAGCGGGCCGGGTCTTCCCCCTCATCCAGGAAGGCGTCCCGAACGTCCTGGGCCTTGAGGCCGATGTGAAGCCGGGCCTTGTCCGCCCCCTTCTCCGCCACCGACGCCAACCATTGATAGACGCCGATCCGGCCCATCAAGGCGCGCGCCGCCGCCGCCACACCCGGCGGGATCGGCGCAAACTCGGTTTTCTCGGTCGCATCCGAGGTATTGATCGTGCCGGTGGCCGCGTAGACGGTGGACCAGCGGAAAGACGCACCGCCCAGGGACTGCGTGGCATCTGCCCCGGGCCGGAAGTTCCCGGCTGACACCCGCAACCGCTCGCCTACGCCGTCTGACCATGTGGCTGATCCGTCGGACTCGACAGCCAGGGTAATATTGTTGATGTTGTGGCGCGCCAGCCGAAGCTGGGGCCGGCCCGTCCAGGCCGACACCTCGAGCCGACGATCTCCGGTATTGTAGGCCGTCCCGCCGTTGTAATGCGGGCCAACCACCACTTGAGGAACGAGAGAGGTGTGATCGACCGCCGCCGCCGCGCCATGGAGGTTCGAGGTGGTCGCGACCCGCAGTCGATCACCGGTCACGTTGAGGCCGGCCCCGAAGGTGTTGATCGACGTCCAGGTATTTGACAGGGCCAGCAGCGCGTTCAGGCTCGACGCCAGTTTCAGGAAGGTCACGGCGGTGGTGCCCAGGATGCCGCCCTGTTCGTTGAAGCACTGCCAGGCCGAATTAGCATGGGTCGCGCCGCCCTGAACCCCGACGACCAGGGCCGGAAGCTCGTACCAGGCATCCGCCCCGGTCCACCGAACCAGGGCCGCGCCGGCACCGGCAAAGACATAGACGCCGTTCTCGGCCGGCACCGTCTGGGCAGGCAGCAGGATCAGTTGACCACTGGTCAGGGTCACCCCATCCACCGCCGCCGGAGCCGCCGCGACGTTGACGTTGACGACCGCCGCCGCCGCGACCGCCACGCGCCGATTGAGCGCCGCCATCAGCGCCTCGATGTCGGTGGCGGTTGACGCCACCAGTCCGAGGCGGCGTGCCAGATCGGCCGCGCTTTCTCCGCGCGGCCCAACGAAGGTCAGATTGAAGTCGGTCAAGCGATGCCCTCGATTTGAAGTTCCAGCGGTTGAGATGAGGTTCGACCCGTCGGCCAGGTGATGATCAGGCTCCCGCGCAGCAGCGCGCAGCCGCTGTCATCGGCGACGGACTGAAGCGTGGTCGGGGAGATCACGACCGCCACCGACCCCAGCACTGCCGGGGCCAGAATCCGAAACCCCTCAACGTCGGTGCCGACCAGGTTCAGGGTGAACTGAAGCGGGCCGGTGTCGTCGTTCAGGTGCCCGGCCCAGGTCAGGCCCGTCACGCCGGTCAGATCGATGGGCTGTTTCCGGGAATCCCGGATCGTCATCGTGGCCTGAAACCACGCATCATCACGCGCGCACACGCGCACGGCGGTCGTACAGCAGGTCATGGGGTTTAGGCTCCGAGCGCGATCAGGACGGGCTCGCCGTCTTCAATCCGATGGGTGGTGTCATCGCCGATAAAATCTGGCGGCAGAGGAATAACGGCCTCTCCGAGGCGCGGTATCGGGGCCGGACCCGATTTCATAACCTCTCGCAGCCAGATTCCGCTTCCAGCATGGTAGATGATATAGCGGGTCATCCTTCCAGCACCGTCGCGATTAGTGAACGGCGCAGAATCTGGCCATCAACTGACTCGCTTGGCTGGGCTCGCAGCTCATAGTCATAAGTGCCAGCCCCAGGGTTATCAACAAACTCCAGCCAGGCTTGAGGTGGCGGCATCCAGGAGCCGGTGCCCCCTCGGCAAAAAAGAATGCGCTCGGCGTTGTAGAGCTGAGATCCGTCTCGGTAGAGACGAAGGGCCACATAGGACGACGACCTGGTCATCGTGTCAAAGACCATATCGACGAGGCCGGACACACGAACTAGGCCACGCTTGACCTCGACGTCATTTAGTGTCTGCACCACCTTCTCAAGACTGGATGCGGCCCAGATGACGGCGCCGGCAGTATAGGCCACCTGGGCTGGCGTAATCGCTCCCGGCACGACCGATTCCGTCGACACCTTTGCGGCAGCGACGCCCCCGTCGCTATCCAGGCCAAGGTTTGCCCGGCTGACACCGTCCGCGACCTCTGCCGCCGAGGCCGCGACACTCCCCCCTGTCGTGCCGCGCAAAACGCCGGACTCATCCAGCAGCCCCTCATCGATTGGCGGCTGATCCGTCCAGTCGATGACGACGCCGCCGGTGGTTTCGGGGCCGAGGATCAGACGGTTTTCAGAGATGATACCCGTCCGCTCGTCGCGGAATCGAAGGCTGACTTCGTAGTCGGTCGCAGGAGCGACATTGGTCGTCTCATAGTGCTCGTCGTTCGGATCTCCCTCAGTCCACAGCGACCATTCCGATGTTCCATCGACCCGGTATTCGAGCACGACTCCGCCGGCCAGCGGGTTGGTGCAAACGCCGTCGACAAACAGGGCGGGAAGTCCGGCCCCGGTGCCGAGCGTCCCGCCCGTCAGGGTCCAGTCCGCCGCGTCAGGCGCGGCTAGATCGACCGGCGGCGTATCAGGATCAACCGGATCAACAACCGTTCCGACGATGCCGCCCGCCCACGGGTGTTTGCTGTCAGTCTCTTCGCGGAAGCTCCAGGTGAGAACGTGCGCCCTGGTGTCGAACTTCCGCTGAATGATATATAATTTCTTGCCCGAGATTTCGCCCAGGGATGGGTCGGTCGGCATGGTGAAGCACCGGCCCGGCTTGATCCCGCGCAGGTGCGGATTGACCTGGACGCCCCCAATGAATCCCTCTCGGGAATCCGCCACCCAATAGGCCGCGAGTGTCGCCGCCTGTTCGACGTCCGGGACGCAGGGAAGGTCCACCTCCTGACTTCTGCGCCGCCCGCCGTCTTCGGTCAGGTAGATGTCCCGCTCGACGATGTCGGCGGTGACCATGTCGTAGTTGTGCGCCGGGCTGCGGAAGCGCGGAAAGGCTGAGTTCTTGCGGTCAAGACGTGACGGCGTGCGCGCGTACTGGATCGCGCCCAGGATGTCTTCGGTTTCCAGCGTGACCACGCTGGTCTTGGCCGCCGCAATGGGAATGCAGGTCAGAACGCCGTCGACATGGATGGGCGCACAGCCCCCGGCCTGCAACATGGCCTTGAGCACTTCCCACGGATCATCATCTGCGGTCGGGCGTGCCGTCAGCGCCCACCCAAGCGCATCGGCCAGGTTCGCGCCTTCCGCGAACGACACCAGGTCGATTTCCTCTAGATCAAGGCCGATCCCGAGCACCTTTTGGCCGATGCCAGGCACACCCTTTCCGGTGGCGCTCTCCCAAAGGCCAAGCGCCCATTTCAGCGCGCACAGCGGGCCATTGGCCGAATATTCCCAGGTCGCCGCGTTGGAGAGGCGGTGAGACCCCAGGCCACCGCCGAAGGTGCTGTCCTTTCTCAGGTCGTAGATGAGCTGGCCGCGCGCCCTGACCGCAAACTCCGGCAGGTTGCCGCGCTTCCAGATCTTCTGTTTCGAGTCGTGGCCGAAGGTGGCCATGTAGGCGGCCTTGCCAGACAACTTGTGCGCCGCCGTCCACCCCGGCATATCGACACCGCCGCGCAGCCCCGCCGGGCTTTGCAGGGCGCCGGCCTCGGGCTGGGCACCGAGCTGGTACGAGAACCAGAGCTTGTCGCCATACGGAGGATCGGCTTGCTGGGTCGTGGGGTTGATGCCCACAACCTCCTTTTCGATCAGGACCGCGTCGATCCCGGCGATGGGGCCAGCCACCGACACGACGCCGACGACCGCCTGGTACATATTTTCGTCGCCGAACGCCTTGCGGGCGACGATCTGGCCGCCGCCCTCCATCTCTCCGAACAGGGCCGCGACCGGGGCATTCGGGTCAGAGGTCCAATCCGTGGGCGATCCGGCGGCGTCGACCTTCGGGGTGGTCAGAAGTCCGATAGCGACCGACGCAGCCGTAGAAACCGCCGCCTTCAGCAGGAAGGTACTCGTGGCGAAAACGGCGGCCGTCACCGCCCCCGTTGCCCCGAGGGCAACCGCCGCCTGGGTGATCACCATCGCCGCTGCCGGAATGGCCTGCGGCATCAGTCAATCCTCCATGCCGCAACAGGCCGGAGCGGTGCCAATGGCCCGAAGACGCCCCCCTCCACCGATCCAAGCAACTCTCCGCCCGAGAGCTTCACCATCAGAGCCCCATCCCACGGAGACGCCGCTTCAAGGGCGACGATATCCGCAGGCCAGGCCCCGGCAGGCGCGATGCGTGGGAAGCCCTGCTGGTCCATGGCCTCGATCATGGATTTAAAGCCGAGCCTGGAGAGCGCCCGCAGGGCTCCTCGTTCGGTTTTGTATCCGCCGATCTTGGCCAGCTTGACCTTGTGCCCCATGCCATTGATGCAAAACCGGGCGAGGCGAAGACAGTCCCGCTTGCCCCAGACGTGGGGCTTGCCGGTGAACGCGTCCTGACACGCTGTCGCGACGGCGACCCGGCGATTCCATTGTTCAAGCCGCGTCATAGTGAAAAGACCGGCTCGCTCGTCATCCGCCCAAACAGGCCGCCGCCGGACCCGCCGCCACCCACCGTTCGTCCAGTCCCGCGCGGCGGGTTGGTCCCCCACCACACCGTCTCCGAAACCCCGGTCACAAACGACAGGCCGAGTTCGCCCGGCCAGCAGAGTTGATGGAAGGTGTCCGAAAGCCGGTGTCCCTCACCCTCGTCAAGCGCCTGATCCAGGCCGGAGGCGCAGTCGAGCACCACGCTCCAGGCATCCTTGCTTATCTCCACGTCCGGCACATCGACCCTGCCGATGAAGGGCCGCTCCGCCTCTCCGATCAGAAGGCCGGTTTGCGGGTCCAGCGCCGCCCACCAGCAATAGACCCGGCTCCACTGCGCCGCCGGAGCGACAAGCGCGGTCTGCGCCGCCGCAGAGCGGGCCAGAAGGCTGATCCGGTTGCGCGGGGCCTCGTCGTCTCCGCCGTCCGCATATTCCTCGACAGCCGACAGGGCGGCTGCGGGGTGATCGTCTTCGTAATCCTCTCCATTGATCGTCGCGAAACCGGCGGAGATGAACCGATAGGTCTCGGTCGGATAGACCAGCTTGACCGCGTCAACGATCAGCGCCCCGCCCGCCTGGAGCGCGGCTTTTGTCGCACTGTGCATGAGGTTTACTCGGCTTCGGTGAGGGTGAAGCGGATGCCGGTCTCGAAAAAGGATTTCATCGACCAGCCCGGATTGACGTCGATGAAGCCCTCGATCACGGGCGTCTCGATGGGGAGCGCATCGCCGTCCGCTGGACGGCGGCGAAGCGGCGTTGTCAGTTTGACGGCGGCCTTGCCCAGCGCGTTGATCCGCACGTCTTCGTCGACCATGTAGAGGTAGGATCGGCCCTTGGCCGCGAGGGTCAGGGGTAGCCACTGGCCCTCTCGGATCAGATAATTCTGGTTTCCGCCCCGGATATTGACGGTCATGCCGGATTGGTTGGCGCCGTCGACAGCCAGCGCGCCGGCGCGGCCCCTCATCTCCAGTTCTGGCTGCACTAAAGGAAGGCGCAGCGGCGTCACATCACCCTTCGTCAAGCGGGTGAACCAAGCCATCGCTTCCGGGTAGGAGAGCGGCGGCATATCGACATCCACCGCCCATTTCGGCAGGCGCTGGAATCGGATCTCTGCGCCGCCGAACTCCGGGACAGCCGCCATCACCCCGCCGACCTTGCGGAAGTCCATCGTGGCCGGCGAGTCCGCCGGAAGGAGAATGGCCACGGGCTACCGCACGCCCAAGCGGTTGCGGCCCCTGCGGGCGGCTCTGGACAAGGCCAGTTGAGACCCGCCCTGGGCCGACGCCTGGCCGATCTCGGCCATGACGGAGCCGGTCGTCTCCAGCACCTTGCCGCCGAAGGCCGGGCCTTCGCGGAACTCGACCACGACGCGGGCGCCTTGGGGGTCCATCCCGCCGCCACCGCCGCCCGAGCCGCCTTTGCTGAATCGGTGCCGCAATGTCTCCGTCGCCTCTTCCGCCCTGGAGACATCATCGCGCCCGGCACCACCGCCTCGACCGCCGCCACCGAGCATCACGCCCAACGCCGCCAGGGCCGCTACGGTCGCCGCCGCCGCCGCCATATTGGCCGGGAACGGAAGCGAGGCCATCGAACGCGCCACAGCCACGGTTCCGTGCGAGGTCGCCTTGACGACATTGCCCGCCACGACCGACGCCGTTTCCTGCTGACCCAGAATCATCGCCTGGATAGCCCCGGCGAACTGCATCAGACGATATCCCTGCTCAATCGCCATCAGAACCCGATAGCCGGTCGAGCCTTCGTCAAAGAAGCCTCGCGCGGCGGCAGCCATGTCACCCCAGGACTGGATGCTGGCCTGTCCACGTTCGCGCTCGAACATGGCCATGCGCTGCGCCGAAACCCCGGCTGACCCCATATCGCGAACATACCGGCGTTGGGCGTCATTGATCTCTTCAAGCCGGGTCTGGGCGCGGGTCATCACCGACAACATCCCGCCCAGAGCCTCTCCCGGCGCGCCGAACGCGCTGGCCAGCCCCTGCGCCGCCGCATTGGCGTGATCCTCGACCTGACGCAGGCGGTCGAGCGTGATCGTCAGGCCGTCATTGTAGGCGTTCTGGGCATCGCGATTGCCTTCTTCATAGACGGCGACACGCCTGGCCCCCTGAATGGTTTCCTGTCCGGCTGCCGAATCCACAAACGCCTGTCCAAGCCGGTTGCGTAGCTCGATCTCGGTTCGCAGCATGGCCAGTTGGCCGGCGCGCTCGGTATTGGACGCCCCGATCAGATCCCGCTCAAGCTCAAGCATCGACAGGGTGTCGTTCTGGCTGCGCTGTTCGTCGCGGGCGGCCTGCGCCCAGGTGGCGTCCCGCAGCGCACGGGCCTCGTCCATGATCTGCGAAGCCAGGGCGCGGCTGGCGTCGGTATTGCCCTCCGTCGCGATCCGATCCGCCTCCATCTGGGCGGCGCGCATCATCCGCTCTTCGCGGTTCAGCCCCAGCTCTTCGCGCTCCCGGATCAGGCCGTCTCGATAGCGGGTTCCGGCCTCGATCAGGCGCTCGTAGTCACGGGCGGCTTGTTCGGCGGCCCGAGAGGCGGCTCCACCACCGGCCCGGTTGCGCTCGCCTTTGTCGAGATCGTCGTCAAAACCGAAATCCAGCGGACCGGCTTCGTCGCGAGCCCGAGTCCGCGCTCGACCTACAGCCCTTTCACCAATCTCATCGAAGAACCGACGACCGGCACCGTCGCCGTTCTGCCGGACGGCCCCCGGAATATCAGCCAGGATTCCAGCCACCGTACTGAGGTCATCAAAACTGCCGACATTCATCCGGCCAAGACTGATCGAGTCAGACAACCGCCCGATCTCGACCAGCGGAAGCGTATTGACCCGGTCGATCAGTCCGTTGATCCCGGCGAGCGCGCGCTCCACCACCCACTCAATCGCCGTCGCTGTCAGATTGACCGCTGAAGACACCGCCGCCCCGACCGCCCCCGGAAGGGCAGACCAGACCTGACCGATGGTCGTCACCGTCCCCACCATGAGGTCGATCTGGGCGGCGCCGAACGCGACAGCGTTCTCCGCCATCCAGTCCAGCGCGCCGCTCCACGTCTCCCCAAGCCAGTTGATCGCGTCCCCGACCGGGCCGTCCATGATATAGCCGCCCAGAACGTCCAGGGTCGCCATGAAGGTGTCGCCCATTGAGACGGTGCGGCTCTCCACCTCCAGAAGCTGTTCCTTCGTCAGTTGCATGCCGTCTGTGATGTCGTCGGGGTAGCCTCGCGCCATCTCGCGATGGAACAGGGCAAACGCCCCCGTCGCCAGACCCGCCGCAACAACTAGTGGAATCAAGACGGCACCCAGTGTCCCAATGCCCACCGACGCTGCGCCGCCCGCCGCGCCGGCTCCGGCCATGGCACCGCCCGCTCCCCGTGCCGACACCGCCGCAGCCCCATTGGCGACCGCCAACTCGCCCGCCGCAACCGCCGCGCCCTGGTTGGCCGTCGCCACCGCCGACGCTGTACCAACACCGGCCCGCTGCGCTGCGTTCAACGCCACCTGAGAGGTCGCCGCTGACGCAGTTTCCGTCTCGACCACCTGGAGGATGCCGACCGACACAAGCAACTCGCGCCCGATGTCGCGAAAGCCCAGGCGACTTGTCTTCATGATGTCTGCGATCTGCGGACCCTGCATCGCCAGGATCATGAGCGGGTTCATGCCCATCACCGCCGAAACGCCCACGTCAGCGAACTGGCGAGAGAGGTTCAACGCCTCGGCAGAGGTCAGCCTCGCGCCACCAGCGGCGCGCATCTGGGCAACGTTGAGCGTGTCCAGGCGCGCGTCCAGGGCGGCCACGGCTTGTGCATACTCCGCCGCCCCCAGCGCGCCGGCGTCATAGAGCGCACGAGCCTCCATAAGTTCGGCATTTGCCCGCTCCTGCGCGAGGCCGACTGGATCAACCGACCGCCGCAGCGCATCTAGCCGCGCCTGATAGTTGACCGAGGCCGATCCAGCCCCGTCTAAGGCATCGCCATGGCGCATAGACGCGCCGGTTGCGCGCTCATGGGCCTGAATATAGCCCGCCATGCGCGCCGCCGCCCGATCCGCTGAGGCCGCGATCTCCCCCATAGCAGAATCCGCCCTGGCCGAGCCGGAGGCCATGCCGTCCGTTGCGGTTTCGACCCGTTCCGCCGATGCAGTCAGGCGATCCATCTTGTCGGTGGCGGCGTCAGCGGACTCCGCCTCAAACCGGAGGCCGAGCGCGATCAGATCAGTCATTGTCAGCCTCCCTCGGCTGGCTTGGCGAAGCGGGCGTTGTTGCGGGTCACCAGATCCATCATCATGGCCTTGACGGCCTTGACATTGGTGGCTGGCACGACATTTGGCTCGATGGTCCTGGCCGCCTCTGGTCCGGTCTTGGCGGCGACGACTGCCATCACCGCGTCATCAATCCGGCGGATCAGGCGCACATCCCAGGCTCTCAGGCGGTTCAGCGCATTTGCCTGATAGGCCCCGATTTCCTGATAGGTGATCGGCCCCATCCCGAACCCGACCTGACGTGTGCTGGTCAGGTCAGCGAAGGCGACCCAGACATGAGCCAAGCATTCCGGCAGCGGAGGCAGCACCCGGTCACGCCGGTACACCGCCTCCGCATAGGCGATCAGGTCTTCGGCTGCGGCTCCAAAAAAGCGTCACGCCGTCCCACGAAGCGGTCAATCTGGGCATAGAGCCAGCTAACGCCCTTGTTCCGCAGGAGCTTGACCGCATTCTCGCGCGAGAACTCAATCGGCTTCGTGCTCTTGGAGCCGTCCACCCAGGCGGCGGGGATATTCTCCCAGCCGGTGATCAGGCTCGCCAAGTTGGCAGAGTCGATCAGATCCGTCTCTTCCGCCGTGAAGGCGCGGCCCTCACGAAGGCGCTCGATGCTGTCGTTTCGCGCCTTCGCCTCGGCGTGAATGAAAACATCGGAATCCCGGCCCAACAGGGTGATCGCGACCTCGGCGTTGCCCGCCTCCGGGTTGGTGACGGGAACGCCCTTGGTGGGATGCTTGACGACCAGGCGGCGCCCTTCATTGGCGGCTTTGGCGGTATCGAGAGACAACAGGTCCATTACGCCACCGCCGTCGAGAGAACCGCGATGACTGCCGTGTCGATGTCCAGCTTGATCGCGCGCTTGATGATGTCGTTGACCGCTCCAGGCACGGTTTTGCACTCGCTCACCAGAGCGTGGAAATAGAAGATCGAGTCCGTGTCGTTCGCGTCCGCAGAGTCTTCCAGCACAACCTTGAATGCATAGGCGGACTTCGTCTGTTCGGCCGCGATGGCTGCCAGTTGGCCGGGATCAAGCGGGTCATGGGCGCAGTTGAACGCCAGTTGCCCGGCATCGCGCGCGCCCTTGCGCTTGCGGACGCGCGCGTCGGCCAGGGCGGTGAAATTGATCGTCGATGCCGAATCTCCGAACGCGGGAAGGCTTTCGACTTCCTTGATCTCCGTCCAGGACAAGGCGGCGTAGGCCGTAGCGTCCGCCGCTGCGGTCGTCGGGCCGATATACACCTTCGTGTTAGCAGCAGAGTTGATGGCCATTCTCGTGGCTCCCTTGTTGGCTCTGGTTTTGTGGAAGCCGGGCGGCCAGCCCCGGCGATCAGGCCGTTCTCAGGTCGGCTAGGACGCCACCCAGGAAATCGTCACCGGCGTCATCGACACCGGCTCTTCAAGGATCGGAGACGCCGCCCAGGGCGCCTTGTTGATCGTCACCTTCACGCCCGATCCGGTCAGGTCCAGGCCCTTCGGGAAATGCGCCATGACCTGTGCCGCTATCCGGCGCGGGGCCACCACGCCCCGACGCCACGGCCAGACAACGACGACCTGCAACAGGCCCTGATCCATCGCTTCCGGGCCGAGGCCCTCCCATGCGGGCTTGTTGGCGAAGAAATCGACGCGAAGGTATTTGTTGTCGACCGGCGGCGTGAAACTGATGTCCGGCATGGCGACCGGGAGTACCGGCGTTCCGACCGACAGGGTTGCGCACCGGGCTAGCAATAGCCCGGCGACGATGGCGGGATCAGCCATTCAGACCCCCTTTAGCCAGCGGGCGGAACCAGGGCTTCGGCCTTGGCGACCGAGGCGGCCACTGTCTGTGGCCATCTCTGAGCTGCCAGCCGGACGAAGCCGTAGTTCAGTTCTTGCTTCGGTGCGTAGATAGCCGAATAGGCGACGGTGATCGGGCTTTCGATGTCCGCACCCTGAATGGTCAGGTTCACGTCCGCATCGCTCCAGGCGAAGGCCTCAACGCCCTCAGGCGCCCGCCTCCCAACCGGAAGGTCGGTCCCGACGCTCGCCACCAGAGATGAGCGCAGGAACCCCGTATCAACCGGCATGGCGCCGCCATCGCCACCGCCGGGGTTCTTCTTCGACGGCCCCTGCCTCTGCATGATCGCCACGGTTTCCTGAGCCGCATCGACCCTGACGGCCTTCATCAGTCCCTTGGACCGGGCGATAACCTCCGAGACCTCGGCTGTGAAGCGTCCCGCCATTAAGCCGCCCTCCGATAGTTACTGAACGCGTCCACGCGGTAAGAGACCCAGCATCTACAGTTGATGATCTCATCCCGCCCTGCACCCAGGCTCGTATCCATCGGGTGCATCATCAACGCCCCCCTTGCCGTCACGAACGGCTCGTTGAATCCGACGCTGGTTCCATGAAGTATCGCGTGGGTATCTCGGGTCCGTAGGTCGCGGGTCGCGTGCCAGACCTTCGTCACCGCCTGGACATCGACCTTGCCGTCCGCGATGGCCTGTCGCCAGGCCTCATTGGCCCCCCGCTGCAAGGCCGTCATCGCCTCGGTGCGACCGATCACCTGCCCTCGCAGTTCCAGCAACCGGCTTTCATAAGCCCGGATCATGCGGCGTCGGGTTTCGGTCGGGATCGGTGTTCCGTCCCGTATCGCCCGCTCGACCGTGCGATCAAATCTTCGGTCCCGGCGCCCCCGCGTCAGATAGCTCCGCAAGGCCGTCGGGTCAGTCGATGCCAGTTCCTCCCGCGCCCGACGCACCGCCTGCGCCTGCGGGTCCGTCAGCCCCAATACCCCGCCCTCGCGCCGCCCCGTCGCCCGGTTCACCCTGCCGACAATCTCGATTGCCGCCGCCTGGGGCGGACGCCCGGCCTGCATGGCCTCAGCCAGTTGGTCGCGGATGACATCGCGAACCTCTCCGGTAATCCGCGACACCAGCCGGGCTGAATGCTCTCTCAGCCAATAGGCCGCTATCGGATCACCGGCCCGGAACCGCACGACCAGGGCCGTTCCATCCGGCGCTCGACGCGGCAGGAATCCGACCGCAGCCCGACCACCCTCTGCGTGGGCCGTCGCGATGGCCTCGCTCAGCCGCTCAAACGCGGCTTCGTCTATGTGCAACGCCCGAAGCGCCGCCTCGATATCGCCCCGCGACAGGGCCTCCACGACCCGCCGAACCTCGGCCCGTGACCGCAAATCCAGCATCGCCTCGTCAAAGGCCGCCGCGACCTCCGGGCCATAGGTTCTCGTCAGGTCTTCAATGACCTGCCGCTGGCTTCGCGATGTGGCCATGATCGGCTAGGCTTTGTCGGCCCCTATGCGGGCCGAAATCCCGATGGCGTCCATCAGATCAAGCCTCGCATCCAGTACATCGTGCGCCTCCCGGCGAAGCGTCTCCAACCGGGATTGGTCCTGACCGCCCAACGCCGCCGCCAGATAGAGCGATATCCGCCCCTCCATCTCGACCTGGGCCGCCGTGGCCATCGCCGCAGCCTTCGCGCTCGCGCTCATGCCGACCTCGCTTGCACGGTCCAGAGCAACACGGTCTCGGCGGGTTTCAAAGGGTCTGCATCCACAACCGACAGAATGGACCCATCGGCGCAAACGAGCAAGTCGCCCGCCCTCGGCTCGATTTCCAAGCCCGCCGCCATCACGACCTTCTTGTCGGTCGAGAGGATGCGGGAGCCATCGACCTCAGTCCGGTTGTCAAACGCCGTGACCACGAACCGCGCCGGATAGTTGGTCGGCGTTTCCTCGCCCGGATCGTAGCTTGTGCCGCCTGTCGTCGTGATCCGGCGCACCACCCCATCCTGACCGAACCGCGCAATCAGCCGGTTGGCTGTGGCCAGCGGTCGGCTGTAATCGAACGTGCTCACGCCGCCCCTGGTCCGCGCCGACGCCCATCGCGCTCAAAGGCTTCGATGACCTTCGCGTGGAACTGGCTTGCGTCGAATGGCTTGATCGTCACCTCCACAATACCCTCGACCGCCTCAAGTCGCACGCCGCCGTGGGGCTGCTCACCAAGTTCGCGGAGAGCCTTCTCCGCGCGTTGAGCGGCCTCGGTCAGCCGGTTCAGGGCGTCGATCGCCGATTCAACGCCAGCCGTATCGACCTCAATCTTCAGCGTCTCAGTCGCCATGGCCCGCCTCCAGTTTCGACCGGCCCTTGCGCGTGCGCTTGGGCTTCGTCGCTTCGACCGGCGTTTGGGCGCTATCCGCATCCACAGGCCCGCTCGGCAGGCCCTCGTTCACCGTCACCCCCGCCGCCTCGTAGGCCTCGCGGATGACCGGCTCATCCTGCTCCAGCCAGACAGCATCGACGCCCGTGACCACGCCGTCGAAGAAACGGGCATTGATCCAGCGCGCGCCGTGGGTGTCGTCAGGCCGGGAGCGGCCGTAGATGATCGCACTCATACGACCAGCACCATCGGCTCACGCGCCGTCGCCGAGCGAAGGAACGGGGCCAGCAACCCATCGACCCCGCTGATCCGAACCGTCGCATCATCAATCGCAGACGCGCCGGCGCCAAAATACTCCGTCTTGATCATACCGACTTCCTCCCGCTTCACAGCCGCCGCAGCCGACGTCGCCACGCTCAGCGATCCGGCGTTGTTCGCCTCGTGCCAGGCCGCCGCGTAGGACGCCCTGACCACAGCCGGCGGAATGACATCAGACGCGATAGCCTGCCCCTGCGCTGTCGCGCCGGTTCGGGGCCACGCCCGTTCCTGATCCAGCCCCCCGGTCGGATAGCCGGTGAACCGCGCCCCATAGAGCGCGTCCAGATAGTCGCTCGCACGCTGGCGAAGCACGGCGGACGATGGGGCGCTGACGGGCACAGACCGGCCCGTAGCCGTCATCCATGCCTCAAAGCCCGTGTCGTCGCCGTAGCCGGACATGCGTCAGGCCTTGGCCTTCGGCTTGTCGTCGGCCTCGGGCGCCGACTTGGCCTTGGTCTCGGCGAAATAGTCCTTGTTCGCCAGCGCCGACTTGGCTTCGTCGGCATCGACCTCGCGCGCCTCGCCCATCGCCAGCATCTTCAAGCTGCCGTTGTGCCAGTAGCCGCGCGGGCCATCCGAAATATTCTCGATCTTGGTCATCTTTGCTTCCTTGCGCAGGACGGGGCGAGGCCGTCAGACCCCGCCCCTGCCCGATTACGAGTCGACGATGCCGTCGAGGTAGCGAACCGCCTTGGGCAGGCGGATTTCCACACCGCCCGTCCTCATGATCCCCGCGACCTCGAAAGTCATCGACGACTTCTGGAACGGCGGGAGGAATTTATGAGGCATCGGAAGGTGCATCCGGACGACATCAGGATTCCGCGCGTAGATGACGGCGCGACCATCCCCGCCGGGGTCGGCGGTGTTCAGCTCGAACAGGCCCTGTACGGTGAGCGGACGCCGGGTCCGCGCCGTATAGGCGTTGTTCTGGAGCAGATAGTTCAGGATGGTCGTGTCAGACGTGTTCGTGCGCGGCGTCGAGGCCAGATGGTCCCACAGGCTCGCCGGGAGCAGAACCGTATCGCCAAACTCAGCGCCCTTGGTGTCGGTGAAGATGCCGGTCAGGCCGCCGTTGATATCGGCAAGGATCTGATCCGGCGTCTTGTTCGCCCACCACGTGGTCGAACCCGTCCCGTTGGCGGCCACGTCGGCGGCGGCCACGTTCGCGTCGTTGAGCAGGCCCTTCCAGTTCTTCTCGGCCGTGCCGCTCAAGGCGATACCCCAGAGCATGCGTTCGGCCACCTTGCGGGCGGCCTCGGCCTTCTCCGAGGACAGTTGGCGGCCTTCCATGGCGGCGACCTGGATTTCCTCCAGGGTCCACTCATAGCCGATCCCCGCCAGCTCGAAGCCCTTCATGTGCTGGGTCTGGCTGACGTCGGCGTAGGGCATGTCGAAGCCCTTGCCGCTCAGGAACTCGGCCTTGCCGGCGATGTCCGAAGAACGGAATGTGACGCCGCGCGCCCACTCGTTGCCCTCGGTGACGACCGGGATCAGGCTGGCGTAGTCGAAGGCCTGATACTTGGTCTGATAGACCGTCCGCTCGACGTTGTAGAACGCCGGCATGACGAAGCCGAGCGCCACCTGGGCGTCGGTGAAGTCCAATTGCTGGTTCATCGGGGCGCCTCCTTAACGCTTGGCGATGCGGACCATGGCGCCCGAGGACACAGTGTCCTGGAACGTCCAGCCCGTGAGCGCGACGTTGCCCGTCGAACTCGCAGTGAAGATGCCGGCGGTGTCGGGGTCACCGTCACCGACGTAGACGGCGGCGCCGTCCGTGGTGTTCGAGCCCGCCAAGACCCAGATCACCCCCTGCGTCAGGACGCCGGCGGTCGAATACTGCGGATAGGAATCCGCCTGGACGCCCGTCGCCTCGACCGGCGGAGCCGCGTAGTTGGCGATGGTGATGCCCATCAGGTTGGCCGAGGGCGTGGCGGTGACGCCGTGATCACCGGAGCCCCGGAACACCGCCTTGCCGAAGCCGATGCCGGCGGCGTCCTCGACGGTGCGCGAAATGCGGTTCGAGGTCTCGCCGTTGGCGATCATCCCCGCGAAGCCGACAGCGTAATCGCTGCCGTAGTTCGTTTGCAGAACAGCCATGGTCCGCGCTCCTTATTGCTTGGTGGCCGGCGCTTCGCCCTTCCAGGCGTTGCGCTGCTGGTCGATGTAGGCGGTCCGCGCCTGGGCGGCGGCGGTCGCGGCGTCGGTGTGCTGGACGCCATCGGCGATCACGCCGCGAACCGGATCGGCTTGGGTCTTGCCGATGCCTTCCGCCAGGATGTCGAAGCGGGCGTCGATGTAGGCTTCCGGCTTGTCCTTGACGGCGGCGTCACCGAGCTTGGCGACGACCACGGCCTTGCGGATCGCGGCGTCGGACAGGCCCTCGACCTTTACGTCCTTGGCGATCTGGTTGGCCTTGCCGATCAGGTCGGCACGGGACTGAACGCGGGCATCGAGCGCCGCGTCATCCATGATCTTGCCCTTCAGGTCGTCGATCTCGGCGTCCTTCTTGGCCAGTTCGGCGTCCTTGGTCGCGATGGTTTCGGCCGATTTGGTGGTGGCGGATTCGATGGCGGCCGCAGCGTCGGAAAGCTGCTTTTGCAGCTTGCTGACAGCCTCGGCGCCCTGGTCCGTGGTTTCGATGGAAATGCCGTCCAGGACGACCTTCCGCAGATTGTCCGTCATGGGACGGCTCCTTCGCTTGTTGGAGGGGTGGGGCGGGATGCCCCGGTCATCACCGATCCGGGTATTACCGGCGCGGGGATTGTTGTTCGGCAGATAGGCGACGTGGTTGAACCGCAGGTCGCCGGACTGCCGGAACTGATAGGGGGTGCCGTCCGGGGCAATGCCCTCGTCACGGACGATCTCGACCGTGTAGCCTGCGGACAGGCAGCGGGCGCCGCCCATGACCTCTTTGACCGCCGCAGCATCCATGATCGCCATCGAGGCGACGACGTGCTCCCCGTCGCGCTTGATGATCCCGCCGACATGTCCGACCGTCAGGGCCTTCCAGTTGTCGGCGTCCACGCCCTCGGGCGGGTGATCGCGGGTGACGGTCCGCCCAGCCAGCGAGCGCATGGAATCCTCGCGGAACACCACGTCCGGATCGCGATACACGCCGAACACCTGCCCGGCTTCGTCGCCGGTCAAGCCGATCTCGCGCCCGTAGTATTGCTGGACGTTGCCCGCACGGCTGACCTTCGCGTCGCCGACCAAATGACCGCCGCGCGTTAGGGTCAGCCCGGACGCGTCAAGCGCCAGGCTGTCAGAAATGTGCATTCGGATGCTCCCTTAGGAGCGGCGGTTGTTCGCCTGCTCCTTGGCCGTCGCCCAGCGGCAATTGCCCGGCTCGTAGTGTCCATCGACGTCTATGCGGTCGATGGAATAGCCCGGTCCCGGACGTGGTCCCATGTCCTCTAGGAAGGCCTCAAAACTGTCCTGCCACCGGTCGCAGACCCGGATGCCGCGCGCGCCGTATCGTTCGTATTGGGGTGCCGTGGCCGTGTTGCACCGGTATTTGATGCCGGTCCATGTGTAGTATTCAGGTGTTTTTCGACCGCCGGACGCGTGTTCGTGTCGTGTCCAACGACGCCTCATGTCGGCGGCAACATCGCCATGGACCTCGCGGGAATAGCACCCGCAACTCCGGGTTCGCCCGCGCCTTAGCGACTGATAGTGAACGTCCAATACTGCGCCGCAGTCACAGCGACAGCGCGCCGTTCGGACCGGATGGGGCTTATACGGGAGGGCGTCGCCCTCGCCCTCGACCGTGAGACGCCCGAACCGCGTTTCGCCGCTGAGAAGATGTGATAGGGGTTTTGCAGCCGGGGGCATGGGTCGCTCCATGTTTCTGGTCAGGGCCGAGGCGGTGTTACCAGCACCAAATCGGCCCGCTCATCTTAGCCTTTCCTGCCTCGCCGTCCTAGTCCGCGCCGCCGCGTTCCCGCGACGACGACCGAGTCGGTAAACTGCATGGGGCCTCCGCGCCGCTCACTCCTCGCGGAGGTTGGCGGTCCAGTCCTCGTTGATCTCTTCGAAGATTTCCGGGCCGAAGATCAGCTTGCCTCGGAAGGGCTCGACCTTGGACAGGTCAACACCTTCGCCCGAATAGGTGATGGTGACGTGCGGCTGATACTCGGGGAAATCCCATGACGCCCCTGCATCCCGGCGAATCGCCTCATGACGCCACGACAACTCCGACGACGTGAACAGCAGGACGACCGCGCCCTTATCGCCAAGTGGCTCTACAAGACGAGCGCCGCCGGCCGGAACGGTCAGCTTGCCGTCCTCGCCAGACCACGCCTGGCCGGCCTTCATCCAATCGACCCGCTGGCGGGAGAAGGCCACCGTGACGTGCAAGTCATCTGCGGGCGTGGTGGTCTCAAACCCTTGCGATTTCGCCCAGGCGATGAAATCTGCCGCGTTCAGTAGCTTGCGCTGGACATACAGGGTGCGCGGCTCCGCATCGTTTGCCGCCAGCCGAGCTTGCTCGCCCCCCAACGCCCCCAGCGCCGCCCGCTCCTCGCCAGGGTCGTCGCCTTGCTCACTCAGCCGCCCGAACTCGTCGATGGCCGCTTCCAGCCCCGGCAGAGAACCGTCCTCGACCAGTGCATTGACCAAGGCGTCTGACAGCGCCTCGATCGGCATCAGGGAGGGGGATGCGCCGCCGGTCCCGGCGATGGTGCGGGCGGCCTCAGCCTTCGTCTTGAAGATGTCCGCCCGGTCCTTCTCAGACAGTCCCCAGAGCGGCGACCAATCGTAGTAGATGTCCGGATCGCGCTCACCGAGCGCCGAGCGGATCAGCACTTCGTCCAGCACGGCCAGGGCCGGCGTCAGTTCAAGTCGCTGCCGGGCGGCGATGTTGTCGTAGTAGTTCCTCAGATCCCCGTCGCCGGTCGAATTCAGGCCTGCCGGGCTCTGCCCCAACAGCCGCGTCACCGGAATGTCCGCAGCCCCCGCCGCGACCTGTAGGAACTGCTGCATCAGCTCGGGAAGCTGGGCGAAGCTGATCTGCTTCTGCTCCCACTTCTCGCCCTGCCCGTCGCCCGATTGGCCAGTTCCGTCCAGCAGCAGCATGTTGAACATGCTCTTGGCCGCGTTGGCGTAGGTGAACCGGTTGGTGAGCTTGAGCTGCCCCGCCGAGTCCGCCGCATACTCCGACAGGCCCGGCATGTAGATCACGTCCGTCTTGGCCTCCGGGATCAGGGCCGCCGTGTGGGCCTGTGCCGAGGTCGCATTCTGAACCGCGTCGTAGACGACCTGGAGGATGCTATCGCCCCACGTCCCTGTGGTGGAAAACCGCTCGTCAAGGATCGGAGCCCCGGTGAAGCGGATGCAGCGCGACGGATGAATCTTGGCCTGACGCCCGTTGGCCCCGGCGATTTCGTAGTGTCGCGGCCCCCCATATCCGGGGCTGGTCACGTCCAGATCCCGGTCGATCTCCGTCACGCCATGGGCCGGGATGACGTGAATGTACTCCAGATCGCCCGCGCCGATCCCTTCGACATCGAGCGGCTGCGAGGGCTCCTGCCCCCTGATCCCGAGATAGAGAAGCGACCCGCCCTGAAGCCTGGCCAGTTGAAGCGCCCGATTGACCTTCTGGACAACGCCGAGCGCCGCCTCGGCCTTCTCGATGGCTTCGATCTGATCGCCTTCCGCCTGCCAGTCCCGCCACTCGCGGGTCATGTCGTTGGGGATGATGTCTACGACCTTGCGCGCCAGCCAGTCAGACCGGTGCATGGCCGACAGCTCGTCCGGCGTGATGATGCGCAGGCCGAAAAACTGCCCCGCCGCCTTGTCCTTCGCGCCCCCAAGCCCGCTGACCAGGCTCCGCAGGCTGTCGACGACATTCAGCCGCATGTCAGTCCACCACCTCCATCAGGCGGTAGCGGTAAGTCTTATCCAGCGACACGGCATTGAAGGCTCGGCTGGTCGAGTCCGCATCGTCGTCATGCGCGGCCTCCGGGAAGGATTCTAGATTCATGAACCATTCCTCATTCCAGGGGCCTCGCAGCACATCGACGTTGCCGGCCTCGCATTGAGCCGAAAACGGGCCGAACCGGGTCTGCTTGTCGCCGGTCTCCGGCGTGGCTCGCGCGGTGTAGCCGCTGAGCATCTTGATCAGGGTCTGGACCTGCGCCTTGCCGGCCTGACCGGGGTCTTGGGGCAAGCTGATCTCAACCGCCTTGCCGTCCTGTGATGCTGTGTTGGCGATCAAGGCCTCGATCTTGTGAGGCGTGTCCCTCTCTCGAACATGGTCGAGAACGATGTACCGCCCCGTCGCTCGCGAGACCCCGATCTTGGTCCCCGCCGTCCAATCCGGGTCGTTATCATCGGTCTTTGGCGTACCGGCCAAATCCCAGCCCCTGACAATTTTCAGGTCAGAAGGCGCGACATCCACGACCGGACACCACGCCCGCTTGAACAGCAGCCCCGCCGCCGCCCTGATCTTCCAGTTACCGCCGAGAAGCCGCTCCCGCTCCACTCCCGGCAAGGCCAGAAGATTGGCCTGATAGGATGGGTCCGCCGCCATCAGGGCCTTGTTGTCCGTCAGCTTCGCCGCAATGAACGTCACCGACTTCGGCGGGATCGGAACCTCCGCCCCCGTCTCATCGGTCATTGTGTGGTGGGCCAGCTCCTCCGGGCTGTCCGCCCAGACGATGGCCTCACCGACGCGAACCATCCAGCGAATGACCCCGGAACGATCCGGGATGGCGTAGCCCGTGTCCGGGTCGATCCACCAGGCGATGAGCTCCGCAACCCAGCTATCTGCGTCCGGGTTACACGTCGCCCGGATATAGGGCCGGACACCACACATCGAGCGGTTCCGGCTGACCATGTACCAGAACTGCTTCTGGCTGAAATGCGTCAGCTCATCGAAGCCGATGAACGGGATCTGCGCGCCCTGATAATTCAGGACCGTCTTGTCGTGCTCTAGGTGAGCGAAGCCGATGTTCGCCCCCGATGGAAACCGCCAATCCAACGTATGTTGGATCGGCTCGGCGCCCGACGGCGGGTAAAGCGCCTCGCTTTCATCCCATAGCCCGCCCTCGTTGCGGACCTGAACAGTCGTTCGCCGAAAGATGACCCCACCGAACTTGGCGTTGCCGATGTGCCGAACAGGCGCCAGCAAAAGGCCGAATGTCTTTCCGCCACCAGCCGCGCCCCCGTAGATTGCGATATCCGCCGATGAGGCCAGAAACCGTTCCTGCGGCCCCGGCTGCGGGCGAATTATCCTAGGCCGTGTCGTCGCGGCCATTGTCCGGCAGCTGATAGATCACCGGCTGCGGCGCCATGCTCCCGTCGCTCGACGTGTGGTCCACCCGGTCGCCGTAGTCCTTCGAGGCCCGACGCGAGGCCTCCCACTTGGCGATGTTCGCCGCCGCCGTCGCCGTGGCCGCGTCCAGTTCACCCCTCAAGAGCTTGCGCCGAATATCACCGAGGCCGTCCGCGACCGTATGGCCTTGGTCTTCTCTCGCGCGCGCATAGGCCTGCCGAAAGTCGTCGTTCTCCCGACGCCACCTGTAGACGGTCGTGACGCCGGGCATGTGCTTGTCCCGGCAAATCGTCTCCAGGCCTTCGTCCTGGGCCAAGCGGTCACAGATTTCGTTCGCGACCTCGGCGCTGAACTTGGTCGGCCGCCCGGTCTTCGCGGCCAAGACTACCGCGCCCCCGCCACGCCGAGCATCCAGCGGGCGGTGTTGATCCAGGCCTTCCAGAACTTGTTCATGCCTCATCCCTTCCGGTTCTTGCCCGCCTTTGGCCGCCCTATGCGAACCGGTGATCCAGCGCGGTCCTTGGCCTCGGTGAGAGACAGGCTGGCCGTCTCAGCCCTGCGAACCGGCAAGGGGCTGGGGATATTGCTGGGCCGGTGTGAAGTATCCCCGCCGCTGCGCCGCTGTGTGTTCTATCTACGCTTTCAGGTGATCGACGGCTGGGCGGGGGATGGGGGTGAGCGCCCGTCCGCCATACGGTCGGCTGTCTGCGCTCGTGGGCCGAAGCCCGAAACTCTCAGATCCCCGCGCTGGCCCTGCGCCGCAGCTCAGACTCAGGCTGGAATCAAAAGCGGCCCCGCGATTGCTCGATGGGCCGTCTGTGGCGCAAATCGCCATTTCGGTAAATGTGCCATATTCCGGGGGTGGGTCAAGCCCCTTTCCGCAAGATGTTGTGGCGGGCACGGCACGACTCGAACGTGCAACCCTCAGGTTAGAAGCCTGATGCTCTATCCATTGAGCTACGCGCCCAAACCTCACGCCGCGCGCCGGCCCTCGCGAGCCAGTCGTTCCTCAACGCCGGCCAGCACCCGGAAGGCCTGCCTGACCACACCGGATTGCGCGTCCGGGTTGGTCTCTCCCGTCAGCATCTCGACGCGCTGACGCCACCGGGTCGTCAGCAGGTTTCCATCGCAAAGCTGGCGAAGCAAGGCCCAGGTCAAGGCGTCCATAGCCTCCTGCCGTCTGGCGAGTTGTCTGGCGGCGTCCACCTTGGCGCGGATCGGATCGGCCGGAACGCCGCCGCTCACCCTGTCCAGCGATGACAAAGACGATGGCGATGGCCCATTGGCCCGCTCGATCAGAGCCTCCAGGTTACGCACCGCGTCCGCCTCTTCCTGCGAAATCTTGCCCGCTCCCTTCATCAGGGTCACCACGTCAGGGCGATAGGCGCCGACAATCTGGCCTGTGTATTTGTCGTGGTTCACCTCGACACCCAGAGCCTTCAACCGCGCCGTTTCGGCCTTGATGTCGGCCCGCTCCCGTTGGCGCTGTTCCGCCACCGCCGGATCACGCGGGGCGTTGCGCCTGGCCTTGCGCTTTCGGCTCATCAGTTCACCGTCCCTTCGTCTTCCGGCTCAACCCCGACATGGAGCCCGCCGCATTCCTTGCAGGTGTAGATCCGGGCCTGATGCAGCCCGCGACCGTGGATGGCATCGAGCGCAACCCCCGCTGTTTCTGTATCGGGGAAGGTCAAGGCTCGGCAGAGATCGGGCGGGAGGGTCATAGAACCGGCTCCGGCTTGAGCGCGCCCAGATGGCCATCTCGCGCCACAACCCATAGCCAGGGTCTTCGTCCGTGGGGGGCGCTGTAGACGGCCACGCTCTGGTAGGAAGCCGACGCGCCGCGAAACCCTTTCGGCGGCTGACCGAGAAACGGTTCGCCGCTCTCGTTCTCATCGACCAACTGACGCCAGATCACAGCCGGCAGGCTGAACCGGAACGGCTTCTGACAGCCCGTCGACCTCGCGCGGCTGAGAGCCGCGTCCATCCGGGAACGTAGGGTCATGCGGCCTGATCCTGTTGGGGTTGGATATGGGCGAGCAACTGGCGGCCTAGAAACTCGGTGTAGGCAGGCGGTATCGCCTCGCTCAGTTCGGCTAAGGTCATCCAGTAGATGCCCATGGCCTCCGACGCCGCCGCAAGATGGCCGCCCGCCCAGACGTCCTTGGTGCCGCGCCCGCCATGCTTGGCTGACCGGTTGCGGGCGTGTCCGCCGTAGACGCCGATCACCGGCCTGTCGCTATGCCTACAGGCCGGGGTGGCGACCGGGAAGCTGCACTCAAACAGCCTGTGCCGATGAAGTTCATGCCCCTGTGCGCCCAGCCCAAACATCGTGCCGCACAGCGTGATCGGGTCGCGCATATCCCAGGCCGCTTCCGCCACGTTTTCGATCACATACGGCAGTCCGGTCGCTTGCAGGATATCGCGAACCTGACTGATGATAAGCGGCGCGCCTCGCGCGCCCTTTGCGTGGCGCATCGCTGTGTAGCCCTGGCACGGCGGGCTGGCGTGAACCGCGTCAAAGTTCGCTGCGATCCAAGCCGGGTCGAGCGACAGGGCGTCCCCCTCGATCACCGGATGCGGGTTGCGCCTGTGGCGAACAATGTCGACGCCGATCACGTCGAACCCGGTGCGGGCATAGCCGACGCCAGCCCCTCCGGCGCACGCGAACAGGTCCAAGAGTCTCGGTTGGCCGGTCATTCTGCTTGCATCGGTCTGGGGTGGGTGATGACGCGGCGGCCCTTGTCGGTCGCCGCGACGATGAAATCTCCGCAAACCCACGGTTTGATTTCAATCAGGCCTTCGGTCGCCATACGGCGGTATCGCGCCATATCTGGATTGAAGGCGGAGCAGGGCCGCCCGCCGAATCCAGGGACCGGATAGGCGGCGTCTCTGAGGGCTGCGTAATCGTCGGCTCTCACGCGGCGGCCTCCTGCTTTTCGACGTTGATGCCCTGCATCCGAAGGCCCCGAAGCTGATCGGCGGCGTATTGCGTTCGGGTGAGGATGGTTTGGCTTTCCGGGCGCCAGTCCGCCGTATCGACGTAGGACCTGGCCGCCCCCTCCCCGAGCCGCGAGACGACGTGATCCCGAACAAGCGCCGGCCCCTGCCATGCCGCTTGCCGCGCAACGCTGACGGACAGGAAGCCGATGTAGAACCCCTCGCTGATCCAGCGGGCGAGCGACGGCGGGCCGTTTGAGCCCCAGCCCTGATCGAGGCCATAGGCCACCGCGCAGCCGGGGAGCTTGGCCCGACGCTCGGGTGGAACGGCGTCGAAGGCCGACCGGGCCGCGACCGGCGAACCCCTCCCACGCTTGCCGGGGTAGGCAGCAATCAGCCTGTCGAAGACTTCGTCCCACTCCCCCTGAGGCGCGCCCGCGCCGGGAGAGGGAGAAGATTTATCTTCTACCTCTCTATCTGGTTCTGATTCTGATTGTGTCGGCAAACCGGAAGCATTTGCTTGTCGTTTTCCCGTGAGTTTTCCAGAGCTTGCCTTTCCGCCAGCTTTTCCGGCCTGTTTGCGTTTACAGGAAGTGTCGCGATACTTCGCCAAATCCTCAGAGACGCGGGGCTGGGTCAGCTTGCCCCTGACGACCCGGAACATCGGCATCAGCTTCGGCTTGATCGCCATCCATTCCTTGACCGACAGCTTGGCGTATCCGGCCAGGGTGTCGTCGTCGCTGGGCAGGCGGCCCTCGTTGTTCCAGAGCGCCGCGATCAGCAGCAGATAGGCCCCATGCTCGCGGGCGTGGCTCAGGTGCGCGGTGTTCTTGTGATAGGAGCCCCAGAAGAGCTTCTGATAGGGAGGGGAATTCACTTAAGCCACTCCCTGCCCAATTTGGCGGACTTCCGCAGATTGCACGGCGCGCAGGCGATGCAGAGGTTCTCGTCACGGTTTGAGCCGCCGCGAGACAGTGGTTCGACGCGGTCGATATGGAATGGCCCCTCAGTGGTTCCACAGTATCGACAGACGGCGCCGTCACGCTCGATGATTGCCGCCCTGCGTTTCGCCGACACCGTTGGCCGGCCCATGCGGACCCGCATCTCGCTTTTAGAAATCAGGAAATCGACGCCAGCCAGGATTCCGTCCGCATCCCGCGACCAGCGCCGCTTCGGATAGTTGGCGACACGGCGCAGTGTCTCTGCCTCGCCATCGTGGCCACGAGCGCGCCAAGCGAAGATCAGAACCGCCGCGCCGATCTGTTCGTTGGAAAGCGTCTGCACTAGATACAGATCGGACAGAGCGGTCGTGTCGATCGCCACGATGTATGAGGGGTTGGAACTCATGCCGCCACCCGCCGCTTCCTGCGGTAGGTATTGCCAAACGATTCACCCTCCGGCAGCTCGGCCGCCCCGAGCGCCAACCCCCACAACACGACGCCGCGGGGGCCTTTCTTCGCCCTTCGTACCCGCCCATCCCCCTCCAGCTCTTTGACCCGGCGCTCCACCGGGCGGCGCGCCCAGCCTGTCAGTTGGCAGAGTTCCGAATAGGATTTTGGGCCGGTAGCCAAATGGCGCATGATCTCCAGGCGGGTTCCCTCCCGGTAGCTGACCACTTCCGGCACGGCGAAGGCTTCGTCGGGTGCCAGGTCTGCTAGAAGCCCCCACGCCAGCCGCTTGGCGTCAGACGCGTCCAGCCGCCCGTCCGACGGAAGACGGATCACGACATCGCCGTTGAAGCAGTGGCGCACCCGGTAAGGTCGCGAGCGGCTGGACGCGCGCTCAGACCCAACGGAAAGGGCGTCAGATCCATAGGCGTACGGAACAATCGGCGCTGCACTCATCCCTCCACCCCCACGATCCTGTCCCCGTTGACGAAAACAGACTTTCCGACCGGAAGAGCGACCGGGTGAATGATCATCGCCTGCTTGCCGCCGTGCCTCTTGTCCAACTGGACGACGACGCCGAAACGAGGGCGGCCGTCTGACCCGACAAGGCGGGTTGAGGTGATGACGTGTGCGTTATACCGGGGCATCAGGCGGCTCCCCATACACATAGCTTTGCGCATCGCCGAACAGGCCGTCCGGGAGCGGTTTCAGCCACCCTTGAGCGCGGGCGCGGCGCACCGCCTGACCATGCACCGTCTCCCCGGCGTTGGTCGTCCAGATTGTCTTGTCGTCGGGTTCGTGGATGCGCGTCTCCCGCAACACCCCCCCCCCTTTGGAGATAGGCAATCAAGCTCGCGCCGGTGCGGATCACGCCGCCCTCCGATATTCACCCGACACCCAGCGGGCATCTCGCGCCGTCAGGCGACGGGGCTGATCCTTGGCGATGCTCATCCGATGGTGGACGCCGCAATAGGACCGGCCCTCGCGAACCGGCTCGCAGCAGAAGGTGAAATTCGGGTGCTCCCCGATAGGCCATGCACACTGGCCGGAGCATCGCTGTTCAAGCACAAGCGGGTTTGAGCCGGAAAGCGCCAGCCACGGCGCCCGCTTGGCGTGTTCGACGGCCTCCCGTGCAAGGCGATCCGCCTCACGCTGGGCCTCTGTCAGACGCGCCCGCTCCGCCTTCCGGCGTTCCGCCTCGGCGCGTTGAGCAGCCTTGCGCGCGGCGCTGCGTTCCGCCGCCTCCGAGGGCAAGCTGAACCTGGGGTCGCCCCGGTCGGTCATCCTGAGCCGATGCAGCTTGCCGATGACCGCGTTACGGGTGACGCTGACGCCGTGTTCGTTCCTGAGCATGACGGCAATGCGTCCGGCGCTATAACCGCCCTTCCAAAGGGCGACGGCGCGGGCGACAACAGCCTGATCGTTCCAAACAGAAGCCATCACGCACCCTCCCGCCGCAGGGCTTTATTCACGAGCGCCATGCGCTCACGGCGCGCCCTCCCCTTCACCTGAGTGCAGGGGGACTGTTCCAGCTTGGCGAAATGGGCCTGCATGGCCTTCCATGCGCGGTCGGATTCAGAGGCCCTGCGCCACTGGTTCCGGCCCCATGCGATGAGGGAAATCCCGCCGATGATGAGGGAGAGGCCGATAAGGAGAGGGGTCGCCATTATGCCGCCTCCGCCAAGCGCCGGGTTTCGCGACGATGAGCGCCCTGGCGATTGGTGTTCCCCCTGCCCGCCAGCACCTCGACGCCACTTAGGGCGCTCACCGGATATGGCAGCAGCCAGTCGCGGGCCGCGCTAAAATTTGGCGAGGCGAATTCACCGTGAAGGTGACGGGCAGCGATATCGTAGGCGATGGCGGCTTCTACAGCGGAGCCATAACCGCCAAGTCCAAAGCTCTCTCCATCAGAGAGGATCGTGGCGTAGTAACGCTCGCCCCGCCGGGTTATCCCTTTGTAGGGCTGCTCGGCCGTCCGCCGACGCTTGCGGTTCTTCATATTCTGCGCGTGGGTGCAGAGCCGCAGGTTCTCGAGCCTGTTGTCGAGAGTATCGCCGTTGATATGGTCGCCGCGCAGCTTCGGCGGGCCGCCAAGCAAGACGCGGTGGAGATAGACGATCCGGTGATTTTGGTAGCGCCCAACGTAGGGGTGCGACCGATCCGGGCCGACCACGCGCCAACGGTGCGCCTCTAGCTCCGCCAGACCGGCATCGCACACGGTCACGGTGAGGCCGTCGATGATGCGTTGGTGAACCGCGCTCATCGCGCCCTCACGTCATCGAGGCGGATGGCATCGCGGATGTCCTGCCACAGGGCGGACGCCTCACGGTGCGCCGGCAGGCCCACGACGCGGCAGACCCAGCTAACCACGGCCAGAATAAGCCAGACCACCAAGAGCACGCAGGCTCTCGACCATCTCACGGTGGTGGCGATCCATTTCGGCGTATTGTCTGGCGGCATCGTCGCGCTCTCTTTCGATGTGGTTCGCGAGGGCTTCCCCCTGAATGAGGGCCTCGATTTCAAGCGCGACGCGCCACCCGCCGCGCTTGTGGTGTTTGATCTTGTCGATGGTCCGCTGACTGACCTGGGTGTAGATCAGGCCGCGCGCCTCGCCCTCGGTCAGGTCCCATTCGTCCATGCAGCGGTGCAGGAGCTTTTCGCCGTAGAACCGGCGGCGCACATAGGCGGCCCACGCCTGCTTCGTGCCCATGCGAACAAATGAAGAAGTGCGAAGATTTTTGGATGAGATTTCCAGAATAGCCTCCATCAAGATTTCTCCTGTTGGGGCGGTGGCGCTCCGGTGTGGAGCGAACGACAATGGGCCAGATCATCACGGTGGACTTCCGCAAGCGGAGGGTGATGGCGGGCCGGGACGACAGGCTCAGTCCGGGGCGGCAACCCCGGACGAAGCCAGGCGATTTTCTGATCAGCCCCGAACTCCGGCGGCTGATCGCCAGACAAAGGGCGGACAGACGAAATTGAAGGTTGGGCAGCAAGAGGCTGGAGCGGCGGTGGGGGAAACCTCGCCGCCGTTTCGGCGTCATGGGCCTCCCATCGCGCCCGATGACACCGACGCGCTCGGTCGATCATCCATGCGCTCAGGCGAATGTGCAAAGGCACGCGGGACACGGCGTCTGGCTGGTCGGTGGGAAGCGCGAGGGTCATGCTCTCGACTCCGCGAAGGCGCCGCGCGATGAAAGCAAATGACCCTTGCCGATACCCTTCAGATTGCGCTGGTCTGGCTCGCCGAACGCTGGATGGACCTTGCCACCCTGCTCATCGCGGCGGGAACCTTCACCATCCTCCTGAGAGACAGGCTGACCGCGCCATGGTTGCCGACCGTGCTCGATTTCAACGTCTCTCCGTCCCGAACGGTCGCCGGCGCCTTCGATGGGCGCATCACGTTCCGCCGCCCGGAGCATGGGAACGTGACCATCGGTGCGATCTGGGCGAGCGGGTGGGAGTTCGGGGACGAAGAGATGAGTGGTCCGGCATACGATCCAGAGCCGTCGGGGCGCGTGCGTTGGTGTCATCGGCTGACCCCCGCTTTCGAGGCCGGACCGCCCTCCGGCGGAACCGGCACCCACGCCAGCCTATATTTCGTGATGAGGCCGTTGCGATCCAGGCAGTCGTTGACCGCAAGCGACAGGCTGTCCATCCGGGCACGCATTTCGTTCAGGCGCGAGCGCGTCCTCACAAGAACGATCACCGTCACCAGCAACAGGATGGCCTGAACCAAGATCGCGGCGCCTATCATCTATGCCGCCTCTCGCTTGGGGGGGGATTCGTCTGGTCGGACATTTTCCAGCTCGTCGCGCGTCAGTGCGACACCGCAGGCCTTGGCCGCAGCGAGGATGGCATCATGCCGCCAGGCAGGAATGTCGCGCTTCGTGTGCCAACTCTTCACCGTCGATGGCGGCACGTCACCGAGCTTCGCTGCCATCGGGCGAATGCCCCCAAATTTTTGAAAGACGCTTTGCATGGCAACCGATAGCAGAGTGCGATGGTCGCACTATACATCGCACATCCTGTGCGTCAATCGCACTCGCTAATATTGCTGGGCTTCCGCAAAGTTGGCGGCATGGATGAGGCCGACAGAATCAAGGACGCGCTCCGGCGCCTCGCCGTGCCTCACGACGAGATCGCACAGGCCATCGGTCGTGATCGCACCGCCGCGACCAAAATGTTCGGCGCTGTCAATCGGCGAATTCAGGCCAGCGAAGTCGCGCCGCTGAGGGCGCTCGTGGAAAAGTATGAGCGCGAGCGGGGTGAGCTTGGCGACACGCCATCCACGGTCGTTCGATCTTACGTCGAGGTCGAGGTTCTTCCGACATATGCCGGCATGGGCGGCGGCGGGACTGGCGAAGGTGAAACATCTGTGGCGCTATTGCCGCGCGCCCTGGTCGAGGACGAGCTGCGCGCCAAGCCAACGGATCTACTGGTCATCGACGTTCGCGGAAACAGCATGGAGCCACTGTTCCTGCATGGCGATCAGATCGTCATCGACCGCCGCGACCGAAACCCTGTCCAGCCCGGCCCGTTCGCCCTTTGGGACGGTGACGGCTACGTCGTCAAGAATGTCGAGCGCGTGGCGAAAAGGCTCCGGGTCTTCTCGTCCAACCCGCTCTATTCAGAGGCGCACTACGCTCCCGATGAGATCGAGATCATGGGGCGAACTGTGTGGTTCGCTCGTCGGCTTTAACGAAGCAAGTCGTGTCGCACACGCCACGATTGAGGTCAGACAATGCTGCATATAGCCCTACTGTTAGTCGTTAGCCTTTTTGCAGGGCAGAAAGGGCCAAGCACTCCGGCCGACCGGTCGGAAACCCAGTTCGATCTTATATGCCGAGTTACGAGCGGCCCGGCGGACGAGCCGACGATCCGGCTGCGGATTGATCTTGGGCGGAGGAGTTGGTGCAGGGGAGCCTGCCCGTCAGTCTCACAAATCAATGCCATAAGCCCGGATCGCATCACCCTCCTCGATTTGACGCATGAGGGGCGGTCCCTAACAAGTCGCGACTACATAGCAATTGACCGTGTTTCGGGGCGGTATTTGGAGCAGTCAAGCATGATAGGCGGGATCAGCCAGTCAATGGAGATTGAGGCGGAATGCGACGCCGCGCCGTTTTCTGGGATGCCGGCGGCCCGCTTCTAGGAGACGCACCATGTTGACGGTCGGAACCGCCATCTTTGGAGTTGCGCTTCTACAGCAAGCCGCCCCTCCCTATCTCGACTACATTGACGAGGCGCGCCTACTGGCCAGGGCGACCGTTGCATCCGTGGCTTGCGGGCAAATAGGCTATGGGGTTGTTCCGAACGGGATGCTGCGCGAGGGGCGCGCCTTCAGACGCCGCGCCATTCTAGATCATACCGATGGCTGGGTTCTCGACGCCGCTTATTCTGAAGAGTTAGCTGCGGAAGAGGCCAGGTTTGTGGAAATGCTGACGCCATCCATGGACGGACTCACGGAAGCGGAGCAAGACGCGATCATTGACCAGGCTGCCGAGTTCTGGGAGCGACGCTGTTATGAGGCTCGTTTAGCCTATCCTGACGTTTTCTCCCTCCCGGTGGCAAGTGATTGACGTCACCGGTCCCGCCTACGTCATAGACGCCGATACACTGAGGATCGGCCAAGAACGGATACGCCTTTTCGGCATCGACGCGCCGGAGCTAGACCAGCTTTGCTCTGATCAGCCCTGCGGTCGCCTCGCCAGAGATCGCGCTGTCGTCATAGTCGGGAGCCGCCAAGTCACTTGCGCGGGCAATAGCCGGGATCGCTATCGACGACTTATCGCCACCTGCCGGATCAATGGTCGAGACCTGGGGCGCCAGCTCGTCGCTGAGGGCTGGGCGATGGCCTATGTGCGCTACAGCCGACGCTATCTGAGCGATGAGACGCGGGCGCGCCGCGCTCGACGCGGCATTTGGCAGTGGGAATTCACGGCGCCCGAGACGTGGCGTCGTCGAGCGGGAGCTTAGGTCGGCTACCGCAGACGCAGTGCGGCACATTATGTGCGATTTATGTGCGATTTGGCCTTGACTAAGGTGCGATAGTCGCACATTGTCCCTCCATCACTTGGAGAGGACAGATGCAGATGCTACCCACCCACATCGTCACCGCCGATCAACTGACGGACGGCCTATACACCGGCTCCGTCGATCTGACAGCCTTCAATGGACACATCGAGATTGCAGCCGGTCTCGGCTGGGTTCGGTTCAGCGGCCACGTTGCTGCCGCCGGCCGCATCCGCGCTCTCGCCGGTTCGGGCATCGAGGCCGGTGAGGGAATCAAGGCCGGTTCGGGCATCGAGGCCGGTGAGGGAATCAAGGCCGGTTGGGGCATCAAGGCCGGTGAGGGAATCAAGGCCGGTTTGGGCATCGAGGCCGGTTCGGGCATCGAGGCCGGTTTGGGCATCGAGGCCGGTTCGGGCATCGAGGCCGGTTTCTCGATTGCGGCGCCCTGGGTGTCTGCCGCTCTTCGTATCTTTGTCGGCCTGTGCCTGTGGCGCGAACCGACGCCCGATGAGATGCAGCTTCGCGCCGAGCTTCGCGGGGGTGTTCTGGCCTTTGGGGAGCACGTCCCGCCGATCACGCCCCTCACCGAACCGGATGCTGACGCACCCCTGACCGGCGCGGAAATCGCCGCCGTTCGCGCCCTCCTGAAACAAGCCGCGTGAGGGGAGAGACACACATGCCCACCGCAGAACACCTGACCCACAAAGGCTGGACCATCAGCCAGAACGAATGGACCGGCCAATGGGAAGCCGTTGGCCCGGACTACGACGCCAGCACGGACGGCCCTGAGGGCGACTGGGTCGACAATGGTGAGCGGGTTTTCGCCGCCTCTCGGAAAGCCCTGATCGAGGAAATCGACGCCTTCCTGCTGGAGCGAGAGACTCCTGACATGACCGCAAGGGAGGCGGCCCGCGCGTTGCGGGCGCTCCGAGAAGAGATTGGCCCGAAAGCCGACGCCAATCTCGGCATCTCGGATCGCATCTTTGCGTCCCTCTATCCCAACGGCCTCTGTGAAAGGCCTCGCCTTTTCTTTCCGAACGCACGGACGCTGCGTGGAGCTGTCGCGGGCCTGAAGGCGCAGTGGGCCGAACACCAAGCCCTTCACGCAGACAACACCATCAAGGCGATGGCGCTCGCGATCATCCGCCTGACCTTCGAGGTCGGGGAATGCACGGACGCGGCCCTGCGCTGTGAGTTCTCGCAAACCGACATCGACAGGCACGGCGAAGCCGCCACGGCCCGCGCGTCCGAAATGGGCGGGAACAGCCCCTTCAAGATCGTCCGTCTTGGCGTCGGCGACAACCCTGTGGAGGTCTGACCCATGCCCACCGCAAGCGAACATCAGACCGCCAAGGCCCGCGAACAGGAGCTGATCGACGCCCTGGATCAGGCCACGCGCGAGTACGAAGACGCCCGCATCCAAGACACGTCTTGGGGCGAAGGCCCCGGCCATCGCGCGGTCATTGCCGAGAGCGACAGCGCCGCTCTTCTGGACTTCGGTGAGACCATGGGCGAGGCCCTGTGGAGGCTCTACCGGGACTGCGACGACGACAGCTACAGCTACGACCCGGCTGACGCCTTTCACGACTTCCTGCCGGGACCGGCCATTATCGCCGCTGCGGCCCGCCTAACCCTTCACCGCAAGCGTCATGAACGCTCCGCCGTCAAGGCCCGGCTGAATGCTGAAATGGAGGCGGTGTGATGGGGGAGTATGCCGACATGATGCTCGACGGCACCCTGTGCGCCTGCTGTGGGGACTTCATCGGAGAAGACGCCGGCTATCCGATTTACTGTTCGGAAGCCTGCGAGCCAGACGGCTACGCGGAGGCGATGGGGCGTCCGACGCCCGCCTCTGAGGCCAAGCGGGAACGGCGCCGGCGATACCGCAGGAACCGCGCCAAGCGTCGTGCCGCCGAGCGCGCTGCCGAAGCCCCCACCCCGGAGCAACCGGCATGAACGGGGGGCATACAGAGGGGCTGACGGTCCGCGACTACGGGGAGCCGACCGCGTTAGCCGCCGCTGAGTGCCGGTTCGCTCTACTGCACGGCCAGGACGGCGCGCCAGTGGGCTACGTTTACCGCGCTGAGGATGCGGCACTATACGCAGCAAGCCCAGACCTGTTCGAGGCGCTGGAGGGGCTGATGGATATCCACCGCCTCGACGGGGAATCCGATCTGGATTTCTTCGAGAGGCGGGCCTCCGCCTTCTTCCGCGATACTGGCGTTCTGGCGCCCGGCAAAGACGCTCCGCCGAACTGTTCGCAGCCGAGCGAGGCCGAGACGCGAGCCATGTTCGACGAATGGCTGGCAGCGCGGGTTAGCAAAGCCCGAGCCGCCCTCTCCAAGGCAAAGGGGGAGTAGATGGGCGATCTATTCCCCCGCGATGAGCGCGGCGTCCTGCACGTCGTCGCACTTTCCGGCTGTCACGACAGCACGGCCCTGTCTCTGCTTCTGCGAGAGCGGGAGCCTAGGCCCTACGCCTATGTCTGCACGCCGACCGGAGATGAGTTGCCGGACATGTTCGCGCATTGGCGTGACCTATCGGAGCGCTTCGGACAACCGATTGTCCCGATCATGGAGCAGACCCTCAAGGCGTGCATCGCCAGCGAGGGGATGCTGCCAAATTTCCGGGCGCGGTTTTGCACCCGCAAGATCAAGATCGAGCCGTTCATTCGATGGCTCCACCTGCGGCTAGAGGATGGCCCGGTAACAGCGTACGTCGGCCTTCGCGCTGATGAGCCTTCTAGGGCCGGCGGTGTCTACGGCCAGATCGAAGGGATAAACCAGCGGTTCCCTCTCCGCGAGTGGGACATGGCGGAGGCCGATGTGCAGGCCGCGCTGCGGCGTTTCGGCGTCACCGTCCCCGACCGCACCGACTGTGCGCGGTGCTACCACCAACGGCTCGGCGAGTGGTTCGAGCTTTGGGACAAACATCGCGACATCTTCAACGACGCAATCGCTGACGAAGCCCGCCTCGGCCATACCTACAGGTCGCCAGGTCGCGACACTTGGCCGGTCGGACTAGCCGATATGGCCAAGCGCTTCGAGCGCGGCGACAGGCCCGAAGTCAGCCTTCGCCGATTGGCTCGCGAGAGAATGCAGGTCGGCGGTTGCCGTGTGTGTTCGTTGTGACCGCCCCCCGTCTCACGATCATGAGCGGCGGGATCGACCACATCTTTGCTCTCGGCGTCGAGCGCAACGGCTGGTTCGAGCGCGTTCCCGGCACCGGGACCAATGATTTCCGACTGGCGAGCAAATGGCTGCGAGAGGCCAAAGCCGCCCTGTCTCAACCCAATGAACGGAGGGCCTAGGGATGGCCAAGGCTAAGTCCAACACCATGACTGTCGCAGCCTTCGCGGCCATGCTGACCGCCCACGGCTACGTCTATGAGCAGGCTGAACGCGCCTTCAACGTGCGCGGCTACCTCTACCTCAGCAGCCTGACG